ACGTCAGCGCCACGAGCGCGAGCAAGATCATTTGACTGGTTAAGCTCGTTACGCAATAGGTTAGTCGCTTCAATAAGCCTTTCATTATGTTCTTTCCTTTCGGCTTCTTGTGCCTGTAAAACGGCGATTTCTTTAGCCTTAATCTCTCGATCGTAACGCTCCGAGGTTATGGCGTCTCCTGCCGTATACCCTGCGATGAAAATAACGATTACGACCACCGCGCCGATAATGTATGTCCTAGGATTAAACGTTGTGATCACGGTTTTGTTCCTGTATAATTAACTACGGATCATCAAAGGTTCTCTTTATAAAAGACGCCCGATAGTGTGCATTTACTCCTTTTGACACTTTCGGGCGTTTTGCTTTTCTAGCCTTCTTCGGTATCGAAATATTCCCTCTCTTTTTTCCTACGGTTCATCAGCCCCTTAGACGGTTGCCCTTTAACGTAAATCCACTTGGCGAACTCTTCGCTAGCGTGTGAATAACTTCCGCTATTGAGTAGACGTAATAGGGTTGATTTCTTGAGGTTACCAACCCCCACGTTATAAGCAAAAGACAAAAGCGCGATAAACTGCCCTTCGGTAACACCCACATTAATAAGTGGCGCAACATCGTGCTTTAAGCGGACTAGGTCGCCCCATAGAAGCTTCTCGGCTTCGTCCTCGCTGATCGTCATGCCTTCTTTAACGCCTTTTGTGTGTCCGTAGCCTATCGTTAGAACACCTGCTTGACATTTATAAGCCTTAGATCTAAAGCCCTCGAAGTCAGCGATTAACTGCTTGGCTAGCTCCAACGAATCACTACCCCATTGCGTAAATGGTTTGCCTTTTTCGATCACTGCTGCTTGCCCTCGTCATCTAGTTCGCTGAGGGTCTTCTTATCAATGCCAAGGCGTTTTAAGAATAAGTACTTGATGACTTGCATGGCAAGCGTGCCGAACCAACCTGCGGCACCACATAACGCGCCCGATAAATTCACTGGTGCGCCTAAAAACTGCGTTACCTGATAGGTAATCACCCCTGCCATCGCGCTAATCGCTAGCTGTAAGAGAAATTCCGCAACTCTGAACATTTTCCCCTTCCTCACTCCGTCTAGATAGGATAGCCCCCCACCAATTGCGGCAAATAAACCGCAAATGAAGATATTGAGGATCTCATCGATCTGCTCTGGTTTCAACATCTTTTCTAACCTTAATCCAATAAAAAAGCCCCTCTCCATTCGAGGGGCTAGCGTCATTAATTACTTGCCTTCGCCGTTATCGTTGTTCTGCTGTTCTTCGCGTTCTTTCCGAGCCTTTTCTTCAGCTTCACGTGCGGCCTTAAGCTTTAACTGCAGCTTACGGCGAATACACTTTTTGTTAGTACAAATGCCTTCTTCGTCTTGCGGTGATCCGCAGGTGCAATAGTTCAGAATTTGCATTATTCAAACCCCTTCAAATAAGCGTCATATTCGGCGCGGATTTTGTCTTTAGTAGCTTCTCGTTCGGTCGGATCTGCGATCATGTCGGCCGCTTTCAAGCGATCGTGGAAGCTATTCACGCCAGCGTCATAATTACTGAGTTCAGCTTCTGCTTCTCGCAGTTCTATCTCCTCTTGAGAAATTTCCTCGACGTACCACGACAGATCGTCGCCACGTTGCAATCGATGGGTTTCAGAATCTTTGGTTAGATCTTCCATCAAACGGCGATACTCAATGTCGTGTGGCGTTTCGCTCGTATGAGCGATGACCACACCAACACAGTCTGCAGGAGTCTTTGGCTTTGCCACTTTCGTCCAGACCGAACCGTTCCATTGAGCCCAATTATCGTCATCCAATGTCGGTGCTTTGAGTGTGGAGCAAGGAGGCATTAGCCAGTCTCCTTTTTCCATCTCATTTTCTTGCGCAGTGACTACTTGGACAAAGTAGCCTTGCGCATCGTATTCATATGCGGGGGATATTTTCATGACGAAAAACTCCAAACTAACAAACAAAAAAATAGAGGCATTAAAGCCTCTTTTATTTCCCGAAATATCTCTTAATCTGGCACGGCAAGCCTCTAGAAGAAAACGAAAAGAACTCGGTCAAGAGCCGCCAAAAGGCTATACCTTAAATGACGCCTTAAAGCTATGGTGCAAGCGTTATCTACGATAAAAGCTCTACAGTTCAATCGCCTGCCGTGCTTTCGTTGTACCTGATTAAGTTTTAATAAGGTATAAGGCAAGTAACGAAGGAGGCTGTACAGTTGTGCTATTGCCATACACCGCGGATGCTAAAGAGGCGTTTAGGGATACATCATCTAGGTTATGAGCCCCATGTGGAATATCTCCAGTTCTAATGTTTTTCCCTCTAATTGCTCCGCCACCTCCATAGATCACTTGACCAACTCTGCCCGTGATATTAGGTAACCCAGCTTCCATGTAAACGCCGACTTGGTTTGCGTCAGTCGTACCTTCAAGCACTCGACCCATTAAGTTCGGCAACGTTACCGTGGTCGATCCATTGCCACGGAACGCAGGTACACTTGCCAAAACCGCGGCCAGTTCGGGATACTGTGAACGCTGAATAGTCGCGCCATTACACAACAAATAACCCGAGGGAACGGTTCGACCTGCCCACGCAACGAGAGTGCCTGGCAGCACGCGTCCGCCAAACGGCGCGTATCCCGTCAGCGTATTAGTAAGAATCGCGTTAATTAAAAGCTTCGCAATTGCAGGGCTTAACAAGCGATCACTTACCGTTGTTCCTACGGTCGCGTCACTAGCCGTTGCGTAAACCGTGTTGTTTAACTTCGGCAACGTTACCGCGCCGTCCGCGATCTTTGCCGTGGTTACCGACTTATCCCCTAACTTAGCCGTCTTAATCGAAAGATCGGCGATAGCGTTAGGCACGTAATTCGAAATAGCCTGTTTAAAGTTCGCGTAAAGCTCCGTTGCGTTAATCGTTGCGTTAGCGTTGGTGTTATCCGCAACGAACTGACCGATGGTGTACCCTGCGGCGCCACCCTGAGCCAAAATAAAATTAAACTGCTTAGAAGAGGCAATGCCCGAACCAAAGCCCGTTTTTCGAGCGTCTAAGTTATTCCATTCCTCATACGCGATCACGTTAGCCGTATCGCCGTTGGCAAATGGTAAAAGTTGATTTGTTGCCATTATTAGCCCTCAAACAAAAAAGGCTAGCCGTGTTATCAGCTAGCCCTATTAAAACTTGTCTTCTTAACTTAAAGTCCGCCGTCTACCGAAAAGAAGGGAAACCACGAACCGCCGTCCAAACCTTGAACGCTTGCCGTTTGATAATCGAGACCAAACCAAGGGTTGTTATCCGTAATGTTCACGCCAACCCCTGCAGAAACGATATCGATAATTCGGCGCGTGATTAATTCCCAAACGATGATCGGGGTTGTTCGCTTTGTGAGGTTAATTGCGATCTCCATCGTTTGGTAGTCCTGCAGATCGATCACCTTGGCGTCTACCCCGAAGTGGGAAAGAATCTTAGTAATCAGTTCTGGCAACGTGCCGTTGATACCGTCCCAATGGTTAATCAATACCTTCGACTTAAGGACGGCGCGATAAATCTCATCGTCTAATCGGGTAATCCCATCATCTGGATCGTACGGCTGTTTCCATACGCCTAAATCTAGCCCGATACCGTCATCATCATCTAAGGCGAAATAAACCCCTGTGAGGCGTAAAGGCAACTCGCGCGATACCCCAATACGAACCCCTAACGCGTCTAATTGATCGCCTATTGCGTAATCGAGGCAGAAATCGCGTTGCATGTCGGCGAGGCGTTGTCGCTCGATCTCGTTATGCTGAGTGAGCAAATAAACCAACTCTTTAAACTTCGGCTTATTTCGGTGCGCCCCTGCGATTAGTTTCGTGTATTGGTTTTCATGGGTCACGCTTGCACCTCTACTTGAATGTCGTCAACGGAACACTTCGCCGCTTCGTTCCACAAAACTGGAATACTCTTAGTTGCGAGGGCTTCACCCTTTCGGGCTAAAGCGATATCGAGCAAGTCGAAACGAGTGTCCACATCTTCGGGGTTTACCGCCACCGAAAGCGTGCGAGCCACATTAACCGCTACGCCAATCGGCAAGCTATTTATGTAGGTCGCAATGCGGTTTTTAATCTCGTTATCGACCGAACTAAGGTAATCCTGCGAGGGCTTAATCTTGACCTTAACGGCAATGTCGACCACCTTCGGACGGCTAAACTTAACCGTGTTCGGGTAACCGTAAGAATCTTGATAGACCTTAGTAATATCGCCGTGCGTTCCTGTACCCTCACCCTTCTTGACGTAAATCGTTTTGGCGATCTCCTCGGCGTCTCCGCCGTCCACAATAAGCGCGATCGTATGCCCTTCTACGCCGTTATCGTCTACCGTACCTGTATCGTTCTTAACCCCTGCTACTCGCGTTACGCCCTTGAGGTTAAGTAGAGAAGCTTTAATGCCGTCCCAAATCGATACACTCGGTAGTGCCGTGCTTCGGGCTTGTCTCGCTCGTAATGCGCTATCGGTTTCTTCGTCTGCGCCCTCGATCGCGTCCTCTTTGTTAAATACGCGCTGCCAACCTAGGGTCGGCGTCCCGATCTTATTGATCGATCCGCTTACGGCTTTCGTTGCTCCTGCCTCTTCGGCGATAGCGGTGACCGTTATCTCGCCCGTTGTCGGAATAACCACACGTTCAGGCAAACTCCAACGCTTATTAAATGAATCGACCGCAATGCCGTTTATGATCTCCGCCCCTGCTTGCCCGATTAAGGTCAAGTCCGCTTGCGACTTCGTGGCATGGTGCCGCACTACGCCGTTTTGAGCGCACACACTATCAAGCCCTAAGCCCTTAGCAGTACGAGGCGAGAAGCTCGCATACGTGGCAGCACACTGCGCGTTAGCGTTGTGGCGCGATAAGGCAATGGTCGCTAATAGTTGCCCGTCCGCGGTATCTGGGTCGAGGTTAATGTCCTCGCCAAAGATACTGCGTAGTTCGTTCTTAAAGTATTCATAGACCTCTTCGTAGCTCGGAACTTTAACGCCGTCCGCGGTAACCTTAAAAACTGGATCTTCAATCATTACAAAACCTCTTTAATTTCAGCTAGACCGTAAGGCGTTAAGATTTCAGCCGTTACCGTTAAACGGCGTTCGTCAGGGTTCAAGATCGTTTCAAATCGCGTGATTGAAAGAACGCCCTTCGTTTCTAAAATACGGCTTCTAAGAACAACGTCCACCGCGTCATGCTTGCCTAAAATCTCTTGTAGCCACGGCGTGCCTTCGTTTAGGTCTAAGAACCATTCCCCACGCCATAACTGAAGGCGAGTAGATACGTTCTGCGCAACCCCTTCGGCTGTGTCTTGGTAGAAGTCCATAGCCCCATGACCGAACGAATAGTCGCCGTTTTCGTCCATTTTCCGAACCTTCATTTTTCCCCCAAAAAGAATTATTTAGGCGCGCTCGTGGTGCCGCCACTATCGCCAGTATGAACATGGCTTTGTAGGCTAATGCCTCCTGCCTTAACGTCCTTACTCGCGTTAATGCCACCAGTGAAGGTTGCCGTAGCCCCACCACTGCCGCCGCCTGTAATCTGACCATTAAGCGCGATGTTCGGAGCGGTAATCGTTGCCGAACTGCTAGCGTTAACCTTGAACGTGTCGCAATTAATTACCGTCTCTTTGGCGCTAATCGTGAAAGTATCAACGTTCGCCGTGAATTTAGTCGGCGTGGTCAAGGTGAATTCATGGTTCGAGGGGTTAAGCTCGAAAAAGGCGGCACCGTCATTTGAACGCAATTGAACCGCGTTCGTGCTTACGTTCGGGATAACGTTCGGCTGAGAGTAAACGCCCACGATGGCGAAACCGTCCGATAAGTCGTGCATGCGGATTTCGACTGGCGGTTGAACCCCTCCGTTTTGCCACCATAGGTCTATCGCTCGACTAGAGAAGACCACCAAGCACTCATCGCCCTTCTTAATTGGAAAGGTTAATGAGCAACCACCGCCACGAGGAAAGACCACTGGGCAATCTAAAAGCAAGGGTAAGTTCACGAGTTCAATCGTGCCGTCTTCTTTAGGTATCTTGCCTTGGATCGAGGGCTGTACCTCGCACGTCATCGCTACGCTATCGAAGCTCTGGACGATCGCAGGTAATGCCGTCCAAATCAATGTTTGTCGACTATTAAATAGCTGATCGAACTGCAGGGCTTCGTTCTGAAAGAAAACGTTAGGATTCATTCGCTCATTACCTTCTTAGCTGTTCGCCATGGTCGACATAACGGTGGGCGTCATCGGCTTAATCGAAGCGTTAACCCCTTCGCAAATCAAAACGCAATACCACTCGGTGCCGCGTGTATCCCCTCGGATTTCGCGCGAAAGCACTCGATATAAACCGTCCGCGCTTTCCATGGCGTTAGTCGAGGTGTTAATAGTCTCGACCCCTTGGTTGACGTCCGTTTTATATGCCTCTCGTTGAATCGAAGCGTTATCGATCTGGATTAAGCTATGAAAATCGAGGCGCGGATCGAGTAAGCAAGTAAGCTCAATTCCGTTAGCCGTGATCTTCGGGCGACCGATTAGCCCCGTTTGTGCATTAAGAACGATTACGTCTTTATCTTTGTCGTACGTTGGGGCTTTAGGCACGGCAATAATCCCATCGTTACCGTAGCCCCAATAAAAGCCGTTCGTATCGCATATGCCGTTCATTGCTCGTTCACTGAGCATATAAAGGACTTTTCCGCGTGGTAACCGCCCTTCCATCGTTTCGTCTGGGTGGGCGATTTCCTTCACGCCTTTATCCTTCATCGATTTCGCAATAATCCCGAAGACCTCGTTTTGTGTAGCCCCTTTAGGAATAGAGGCGTTAACGACCGCGTACTGATGGGCGTGATCGCCAGTAGCGCAAACCAACCGCATAAACGTATCGGTTTCGCTTTCGCGGCCAGTCGATTTCCACCACAAGTCCCCTCGGAAAATAACCCCGTGGTCATTCTCGTACCCTGCCTCGATGATCACCTGTAGCTTATTCTTCGGGTCGTACGTGGCGTTCGGGTCGATATGAATGCGATCAACGGTAGATTTAGCCACGTTATAAACCGTGATTTCAGCCGTGCAAGGTTTGCCTACTAACTGCTGAGAGATACGAAACTTAACGCGAAAGTCCGAAAGGTCTAAGGCTTCTTTATTGTCGTTATCGGTCGCCACGTACAAGCGAAAGTAACGAAGCCACTTCGCGTTATTAGTCATCTTCATCGCTCCAGTAGAGGTGCAACGCCTTGCCCATATCGCTATAGCTCGGCTCGGCGTTCTTGTCGCCGTCATAAACTGCATAAAAATGCCCAAAGTCTAGGTGCTGATACTGCGAAAACAAATCAACCCCACAAACAAGAGGCACGCCATAAACTGCACGCCCCTTATTTAAGCTTTCTACGTCCATAAACCAACCGCCACCCACCGCGTTAAGGTAGATAAACCGCAACTTAAAGCGGTTATCTCCTAGCGTTACCGTGAACGATTGCGCCCCACTACTCAAGGGGATCTCCATAAAAGCCATGACTTAAACCCCTTATTTAGTTAATGCGTAGCAAGGTCTTTTGCGCTTGTGTAGCGGACTTATTCCCTTGATCGACTACGCCACCAGTTCGGCTAATATCCTGTTGGATCGAGGCTAGGGCAACGGTTCGCGTGGTCGCTAATAAGATCTCTTGGAACGTTACCTCGATGATGGCCGCGTTCTCAGTGTCGACCGTGGTCGTTGTCTGGATCTTGGTAATAATGACGTTGTCATAAACGCGCTTGCCCGTAGAAAGCTTTAGCTGTTGCCGTTCTTCCTGCATTTTGAGCAAGCGTTTATAAACATCGTTAGCCGATTCAAGCCCTCGGAAAATCGAGCCGTCTAAGACCGAATTTAAGAGGCGAGAGGAATTAGACCAACCAAAAGAACAAACCACGGTCGCTGGTTGTTTATAGGCGTGATCGCTAATCTGTGCGCCTGTATCGACTGGGTGGGTCGTAACCGTTACCTCATCACTATGAAACTCGGAAATAGTTACATCGGGGATAATAGACTCCCCTGTAAGACCACCTAATAGATCGCTCGGCTCAATCGAACGCTTCACGCCTAACAAAAGTGCTTGTAAAGAAGCCATGATTTAGTCCTCTTACATCGTTACGGACGGCGCACGGTACAAAGCCTCTTTCGTGTGCTTCTGCACTTCGTCAGATACGAGCTTAGGATCTCGCGCCCCGTTAACTTGAATGTTCTGATTAATCACTACGCTATTGCTCGAAGCCACCTTCTTGTCCGAAACATCGTACCTAAAGCGTTCTTTCGTCTTAGAGGCTTGTTCCGCTTCGGCATAATACGCGCCCTTATTGACGCCCATACCGAGCATGTCGGCGGCACCACGACCATTTTCATGGTCAATGATCGCCATCGTTAAGGCGTACAACTGGCGAGGATCGCTAAGATCCAATCGAGAACGACCGCCAATATCTGCCTTAAGCGTCTTACTCATCGACTGCGCGACTGCTTGAATATAGGCTTGCGTGTTGTTTTCGTTGCTCGGCGCATAAAGACTAAGTAAGCTTTCAACGTTTTCAAGCCCTGCGTTCTCGTAGCGTTTGAGCTGTTGCATGAGCTTTAAGACGCCCTCGTTCATCGTGTCGTAGACGGCAAAACGTCCGTCAGATTTTTCGCCACGAAGCGCTACACGATTGCCAGGATTGTTGTTGCGTATGCCACGAGCGCGCGCGATCTTTTCGCGTTCCTTATCGCCCTTGTACATTTCACGCAATAACTGCGAATCGAGGCTTTGCCCTTGTGTCGCTTGGTTCTGGCTCGGGGAATTTGGTTCCATCTTGGGGGTCGCGTTTTGCGGCTCCTGCTTGCTCTCTTCCTGCGCTTTAATCTTCTGTCGCGCTCCTTCGCGGTTAGCCTCGATTTGGTCTGCGCTAGCGTCCCATACGCGGTTAACCTCGGACTTGCTGAATCGGTCTTGGCGGTAATCTTCAATATCGTCATACCACTTCGCCATGTGGTCGATCCCTAAGTACTTCGTGAGCTTATCGCCCCATCCTGTACCTTTAAGCGCGGACTTAATCAGCTTTGCGCGACCGAGCGCTGCATTCTGGATCGAGCCAATGCCGATTTGTTCGGCAACGTCTTTAAGGAATTTAAAGCGATCGATCTTCTTGCCGTCCGCGCCAACGCCACTAAAGAGGCTATTCATAAAGCCCAAGACTTTCGGCGACTTATCTTCGACCCATGAGGCGAGGTTTTCTAAGCTCTTATCAAGCCCTGTTTGCTTAATAAAGTCGACCGTCATTTGCTTACTCGCCATACCTAGCGAACTAATGATTCGATCGAAGGCGTTAGAAAGGCGGTTCGCTACAACGGCGTTATCGTTTAGCGTGTTGCCAAGCCCTGCGTTCGCAACCTTGGCTTCATTGATAGCCTTCAAAAAACCATCGCTGATAATGTCGTTATATGCGCCACCTAGCCCGATCGCGTCAGCTTGCATTTTTGCGTAGGCGGCACCATGGGACTGCGTTAAGTCCACTAATCGGGTTCGTATGTCCAACATAACGTCCGACATATCCCGAAGGTTGCCCGTGGCGTCATAAAGATCAACGCCTAAATTCTTCTTTAGGTATTGTTCAAATGGCGCGCCTAAACTAATAATTTTCTCCTTGAGATTGGAGAATGCCCCTGCTACCGCGTCAACGTTTCCGCCCGACCGTTTCATGGCTTGCAAAATATTCTGCATGCCCACTAAGGACGAACCCACGTTACGCGATTCAATGTAAAGCTTATTTGTGTCGTAAACGGATTTAGCGAAAGCGGCCGTAACTGCTGTTCCAACCGCTAACGCTCCCTTGGCGATAGATTTAAAACGAATGTTCGTTTCTTCTACGCTATTGTTGAACTTCTTCAAGCCGTCCTTATCGACCGAGAAGCCGAGCTTGACCAAGAAGCCTTCTAATACGCTAGCCATCGTTCATATACCTCGCGATCTCGTTCTTGTTGTGTATCTCGTTATCTAAATAAGCGTTCATTAAAAGAACGTCCTCAAGGGTTAACGTGCCATTGATTAGGCTTTCATATCTGCACATACCCTCGCGAACTGGGCGCATTAAGTAGTCCAGCCCATCGGGTAACGTAAGTAACCGGCTTTCAAGCTCTGGATCGATTACGCCGCTTTCTCTTCGTTCGAGTTGAAAAAGACGGCGATAATAGGGCGGATCTCACGAGCCAGTACGTGCATGACGAGCTTTAACGCGGAGACGATGTCGAGATCGTCATACATCAACGCGCCATCGACTACCAACCGCCCAAAGCCTCGATCGTGCTTAACCTCAACGCAACTAAGGCAAGTATTAACAACGCTCTCGAAGTCGTTGCGTGCCATCATCGAAAGGCGATAAAGAGTAGGCTCGGAGGCAAGAAATAGGTTCTTAATCTCGTCAACGTACTCATCGGGCGAAACTTGGTTTTCGTCCTTAGACGCTTCGATAAGTTTGGCAACGTGTCCTAAGACCTCACCGAAAAGTGAGGGGGCTAATGGGGCGATCAATCGTGCGACATGTAACGCGTCAGAAAGACTAAGCTTTCCAACGCGGTACTCACGAGACCCGATAACAATAGTTTCAGGCTCAATTTTCATGATTAGTAAGTTCCAGTGATCGTGTCGATCTTGCCACAGTCAAAAGTCCATTCAAGGGTCGTACCGTCTTCGCTATAGGTGCGATCGGGTTGCTTCTTGAATGCCACGCTTCGAGCCGTTACGAGTTCCTTGTTACCGCTATTGGTGATAGCGATAGCGTTGTTACCCCACGCGCTAGATGAGAGGGCTTGTGCGTCATACATCGCCTGTAAGATCTTGTTCACTGGCGAGGTATACAACAAACGAACCGTGATCGTTCCCGATTTGTCCTTGCGCAACGAGTGCATAACCTCGCCATCAGCCCCGACCGTCATGTTGTTTCGGTCTTGGTTGAGGGTAACGGTAATGCCTTCTTTTGCCACGGACGAACCGTTGCCAAGGTTCACCACGCCACCAACGCCAGTAAGTGTGGCGTTAACGTCCATAAAAGAATAAGTAGCCATTCTCTAATTTCCTCTTATCGGTTAACCGTAAGCGTTACGTCCACAAAGTGAATCGCGCCCTTCAACTTAATTGCGCACTGGATCGGTGGGGCTTTACGTGCCTCACGATCTGCCACACTCTGCTCGTCCATCGGCGAGATATAAACGTAGTAGCCAGTCGACAAGGTATCGCCACGTTCTAGCGCGCCGAAACCGTCCGAGTTCCAAACCCCTGCGGAAATAAGACCATTTGCCACGCCTTGATCCAAAGCCTTGGAGATCGTAGCCACCAAATCGGTCGAACCCGATTCGTCCTGCCCCACCTTCTTCGCGCTGAATAGCAAGTTCCAAACGGCGGTCTGAACATAGTTCTGCAACCAGTCCAAGCCGTGGCGTTCGTCAATGTACCAACCGCCAGACATTGCGCCTTCCTGCAAGATCGCCGTGTCGTTGTCGTAGTTAACGAAAACGTTGACGTTCTTCTTCTTCAAAGAAGCGGCCTGAGAGGTGCGAAGGTTTTCCGCGGTAATCGTGGGACACTGCTTGAACTTGAGTGTAATCGTGGTATTAGACCCTGCGAAGTTGATCGTAGACATGCGCCCGAAAATGCTCACGGCCACATGGCGGTTTGTCGAGCTATAAGCCGTAAGGGTTCTATTAAGGGCGGCTCCTGCGAGTTTAGCCCCCAAAGAGTTATCCTGAGTGCCGTCAAGTTCGGCGGTATCCGTCAAGGTGAAAGCAACAATACGGCTGGGTTCAGCAGCTTCAATGGTCGAAGCAACGGCTAAGGCGTCCTCTTCCTTACAGTCCACTGCGACATACAAGGCGTACCAAGTCGGAAAGTCGAGCAACTTATTCACTGCGTCAAGCAAGCTTTCGGCTGCAACACCGCTAACCTTGGTAGTGCCTTTATCAAGCCCCATGAGGGTACTGAGTTCGGTTGCCGTGGCGTTAGCTACTTTCGATTCAATGCCAGTACTAGAGGCAATGATCGAAAAACGCTGACCATCAAAAACGCACTTACCCTTTCCGTTTAATCCCTCGGTAATCTTTGAGGCAACGCCGTTAAGGTTCGATTCTGCGCTAAGGTTGACGTTCTTAACGCTAACCTTCGAGCCGTCAATCTCAACGTCAAAAGCCCCTGCGGTAATAGCATTAAACGGCGCGATTTCCTGCTGATTAACGGCAAGGATTGCACCCTTCAAAAGACCACTAGTCGCCTTGTTCGCCCAACGCCCGATCTGCACTTCCTGCGGTTTCGGAGATTGAGAGAAGAAAGCCACGGCGGCCTGATATTCGGGCGAACTAGAACCGAAGGCACTAGCGATATCGCCTAACTCGCTAGCACTGTAAGAAACAATTCGAGTATCGGTATCGATTGTTTCGCTCGTCCCCAAAATCAACGTAGCCCCGAAATTACGAAGGGCGGCCGCTTTGGGCGACATTTCCACTTTCACATTAACGACCTGTGAAACTGGTAAAGTAGGTTTCGTCATAACTTACCTCTTTCGTCTGTAATAAATTCCACGTCTGCACTCGCGATCGAGCGCACACCATACGTTCTTGTTACCGAACGCCCAACGGTAAACACCACGCTAAAGCCATCGACCCACTGCGAGTTCACTAGTTCGGGTACACGCAAAATATCGTCCGCCACGCTTTGAACCGTTAGCCCATAGCGTTTAAGTTCGCGGTTGTTCTGCGTAACCTGTATGCCCTCGCGAAAGGTATCAGCCAATAAAAAAGCGTTGCCACCGTAAAAAGTCGCAACGCATTTAAGGGACTGAAAAGAGGTTTTAGTGATGTTGTCGTTCGCCCCTGCCTTATCGGGCTTAAAGCCCTTTTGGTATGGCGTGCCGTCCGTCTTAATCGAGGTGATACCGATCGCGCTCCAGTCCTCGCCGATCTTCGGTTGGGTGCCGCCTTTCGGTTGCCAACGCTTACGAACCTTCGTTTTATCTAGCCCCGTAATCGAGGCAAGGTAAATACGCAAAACGTCCGTAGGCTCGTTGCCATCACACGTAAGATCTGGCAAAACACCCTTCCTGATCGAATCTGTAGCGCGGTTGATTTCAACTTTATTCATCGTCTACTACGTCCTCGGGGATACAAATAAGGCGAATCATTCCTTCGCCAAAGTGCGAATAATCGACCTTATCTTTAACCGTGTAACGCCGTCCGCGATACTCCAACGAATCAAAGCCCGTAGCCGTAAACCCTTCGGGGGCTAACTGCGCTAGGTAACGAACGAGGATCGACCCAGTACGCCGTAGGGCTTCTGGTAGTCGCTCGATAGTGTGGATATCTGCCGTGACTACGGCGTTAATCTCAGTACTAACACGCTCTTCCCATACTGGGTTACCGTTCTCGTCCGTGGTCTCAACTCGGTTAATGAGGCGAATCGAGCTAGTAAAAAGAGGATCGTTAAGAACCTCAGATAGATCTAATAACGCCATCGCCTTAATCCTCTTCGATCACAATGCCTTGAATCGCCTGTCGCAACGAGCCAGTATCAATAAGGGGCTTCATCGTTGCAGGGTCTTGGTTCGGGTTGCGCTTTAAACGTTCGCGAATAGTCATCGGCGAAAGTGGCGCAAAGTCCGCTTTAACCATGTACTCTTGAACGCTGGCCGCAGCGGTTAGTGCTGCCGCCTCCATGCGCTTATCAAAACCCTTTAGGTCGTCACTTAGGGCTTGTTCCATTGCCCCTCGCATTAACCCCGATATCGTCCCCTTGTTGTACTGTACCCCTGCCTGTAAGAAAGGACGGGGCGGAATGTTTTCGTATGGCGAGCCGAATTCATGCTTAAATCCAAGCTGTGAATTGGTCGGCTCATCGCCACCGCGAACATCGCCGTCAGCCCCTTCGGCTACACCTACATAAATACGCGTTCGGCGTATTTTGTCGACAATGCGGTTAAGGTCTCCAAGTCCGCTTTTCGTTTTGGCGATAGAGGCGAACGGCTTGTTGGTCATAACTGCACGCCCCCTGCGCCGAAGAGATACATAAGATCCCAAAGCTCGCGACCGTATGCGGTTGTGTTGTACAACCCTGCGTCCGCATTAGACCCCTGCGAAACGTCAAAGCTCACACTTGCGCCATCTACGGACTTGCTATTAACCACACCCAAGGCGTTTCCATCAATGCCGTTACCACCCGAAGATGACGAACCCACCATCTTAAGAAAGTGGGCTACGTACAAACAAATCGCGTGTTCGCGCACAATGTCGTCCGCCCATACCTCTGGATTAAAGAAGGCATAGGCAAGGTTTAAGCGGATTTGAACGGCGGTATCGGGATAAAGTCCTTCGGTAAATTCGGGGAAATGCTCCCTAAACTTACTGATCGTTAGCTTTTCCTTTGCCACGGTTGCTCCCTCGCTTAGTAGGCTTTTCGGTCGAGGATTCGGGCGCTTCCGTCTGCGGTTCTTCCGCCTTGGTGCCGCCTTCTTCCTCTACGGTATCCGCCACGTTCTGGGCTTCTTCGTTAGGTGGTTCTGGCGTTTCCGTCTGCGGTTCGACTGCTTCGGGTGTGCCTAAATCCTCACAAAGAAGAGAACGTGAGCGGATAAATGCGTTTTCGGCGACTTCGTCCTTGACCTCGTAGAGTTCGCCTTTCTTGAAGAAGAAATCTTCATTAGGCACGCCCTGCTTGCGCAAGGTAAAGAACACTGGACACTTTAAAATTATCCGCTTCATCGTTTCGCTCCTTAGTTGGCGAGAACGCCGTAAAAGACCATTTCGGGACGGACGAACTCGACCGCGCCCATTGCGCCAAAGTACGGAACGCTCTGTTCAAACTGGTTGTACTGCACTGGCAAGGACTGCAACTGCACCAATGGGAAACGAACAACGTCCTCTTTCTTCGTGTAAGCCACGATACGAGGCTTATCAAAGAAATCTTCGCTAGCCAACCACTTGCAAGGTGCAATGGTCAACTCGTTTCCGTTAGCCTTCGTCAAAGAGTTTTCCAAAACGAAGTTCAAGAGGTTCATCGAGGTATTCGGCAACTGAGTACTAACCAAGCTAGCAAACACGGACGGTGGCACCAAGATGTTGGTCGGCAAACGGGTGTAGTTCGTAGCCTTCCAAGCTTTATCAAGAACGCCGTTAAACTGCTCGATAACGCTCTTAGCCGAAGCTGTCGGATCGAACTTGCCGATGTTGTGAGCCATAACTTCGTCATCGTTGTTAAGCAAGCCCTTAACGCCCAATTCCTTATCGCCCACGTAAACCTGAGCATCGATATCGAGCTGATGTTTCATCTTCATAGCGTTGTACTTCTGGGCGTCAATCGGGCGACCTGCCTGTTGAGCCTTCATAAGTTCAAGCACGGTATAAGAAACAATCATCCCCCAAGGGGTCAACGGTTGCATTTTCTTTTCGTTGGAAACGCTAACACGTGCAGGGGTATTGCCAGAAACGGAAATCCAAGACTTGCCGCCGTTAGACGTGCCAGAAAAACCGCCAGCGTAGTTAGAAACGATGAAAGAAGAAACTTCATCGGCGGCCGTAACGTCAGATCGCAAATCGATATCACGCGACCACGTGGTATCAATGATCGGTTCGTAAAGCGTCTGATCAAGGCGTTCAAGTTCACCAATAAAAAACGCGCCAGTAGAAGTTACGGCCGCGTCATTAAAACGTTGCGTCATAAGGTCTCACCCCCTTATTAGATGTTGAAAGAGATTTCAGCCAAGCCGTCAGCGTCAACCGCGCCCATGAACTGTGCGCCTTCGATCGCCGTCCCTGCGGCTTCTGCCGTAACTTCGCCCTTGGCGGTCAAATAGACCTTGTCGCCGAGTGCAGGCGTTCCGCCCTTGCACTTAACGGCTACGTAACCCTTGCGCAAAACGCCAATCGGTGCGCCTTCGGTCGGGTGCTGATCGCTCGTCTGAGCTTGTCCATAGAAGCGGACGGAAAAGCCGTAGACCTTCCCCGCGTCTTCAGCCGACTTGCAAGGGGTGATGGCGTTCTTTGCGTCATTCACCTTCACAGGAAAACCAAAGGCGACCACTGGGGCTGCCTTGTCGTTGAGTTTCGTTTCTACTAAGTTCGTGTAGTACGCACGCGTGAGTTCACCTGCGAATCCACGCGGCATGCTAGTGCCAATAAATTGAGCCATTACTTGTTACTCCAAAATTTGTTGTACATAGCGTTGAGTTCGGCGTTAGACTTGCGCCCCGAGGGTTGCGTCATCTTGCTGTCGCCGATCTTGAATTTCGGGTTCTTGCTAGCGCGTGCCGTGGCAAGCGTTCCCTTGAAATAAGCGTCCAAGAGTTCGCCCGTTGCGCCATCGACCGAATCCCCGAACTGGTTAAAGCCCGATTTCTTGATGGCGTTGCGCTTCAAGCGTTCGAGCATGTTCACGGTGAAACGTCCGTCCTTAGAGTCGGCGGTCGGCTTCTGAATGCCCTCGCACAGTTCCTCGGCGTCCGCGATCACCTGCTTTGCCTCATCGGGGTTCACGGCTTCTTCGTCTTCGTCCGCGACCTCTTCCTTCTTTTCCTCTTCGGCTTCGCCTTCTTTCGGCTCTTCCTCATCGGCTAAAGGTTCTTCCTTCGGCGCGTTAAGTCGTTGATCGATCTCAGCAAACTTCTCGAGGATCGAGGCAAGTTGCTTTTCGATCGCGTCCAAACGGCTAACTTCGGGTTCGGGCGTGGCGGTTGCTTCTGCCTTTTCGGGCTGTGCTTCTTCCTCGTCCTTAGCCGTGATTTCGACCGTGTCTAGAGTTTCGTTAAACCCTTCCTCGTTGCCGTCCTTAAAGAAACGGCGAAGCATGGTTTTAAGACTTGGTGTCATCTTTTCGTCCATAATTCGGCAGGTGCTTCCGCACCGCCCTTCTTTAACAATCGCAAGGTGGTTTCCCACAATGCCCCTGATATGCCCTTGTCCGTTTCCGTCATCGATCACCTGAGCGTCATACCCACAAGAAACCTCCTCATAGGTGCCGCCTTCGACAAGATCGATCCCGTTCTGCGCGGTCAAAAGCAAATCGGCGAGAAGTTGGTCGGATCGCTCCCCTTCTCCTCGCCGAACATTCTTTAAGACCCCTATACTTCGCCGTTGCCAGTTACTAGGGTCGACAAACTCGGAATGCCCGATAACTACGGGCTTGCCCTCAAAACTTGCGATAGTCTCGGGGTTAAACAACTCCTCTTCCGAGCGCGAAACAAAACACTTGCCAATCGCGTTAGGCTTAATTCCGCTTTGCTCGGGCGAGTACTCAAAATTTCCAGTCCGAGAAATCGCGACGTCTTTGCATAACAAAAAGCCCTCGGGGGTTTTCTCCTTCCGAGGGCTTAACTTTTCCGTTGTGTATATCTTTGAATCTTTAAATCGCATTTATTCTCCTCTGCCGTCATCAAACATCGATTCAGGGAATAGAGGCGAAGCCGTACATCTACAGTTAAAGACGGTGCCTGGGTGGGCGCGTATCGCTTTTCCGTTCTTGCCTATATCGCAGATCGGTGGCTCGTCCCACTTATGGAACGTTCCGTTTAGATGGGCGTGCATGCCACGAACGCGACCGTCTCCGCTCGTTTGCCAGATATAACCTTCACTGCCTACCGCCCTAGCTCGCGCCTCGGTAAAGTTGGCACGCGCTCGAGCGCATTCAGTTCGGGCTATCCTTCGCGCCTTGTACTCGCCTATGTCTTTCCAGTGCGTACGAATGTCTTCTACGAAGTCTTCAAATCGAACGCCCTTTCTCATCGCCTCTTGCGCCCATACGTGAACCTTCTCAGCAGCGAAACTCGGTAAGGTCTTAATAAGGCGTTCTTGCTCCTCTTGTAAGGTATCGAACACCTTGCCAGTCCCTGCCTCTCGTAACTTATCGGCGACCGCACGGTTTAATTTCTTGCCATGCTTGCGCCACTCTCTTAAGTCCGATTCCGATGCACGCGTTAGCATTCGTTTAGAAACGTCTAACGCCCAATCGGTTAGATCACCCTCGAGGACGTCCATACGAGAATAAAAAGACTTGAGGCGGTTAAAGTTTCCACCCTCTGAGGCGAGTTGCTCGATCGCATCGCGGATAACGTCCACCACGCTAAACAACTGACCTTCGTACCATCTAATCGTTCGCTGTAAGTAGCGATCTTCTTTAAATGGTTTCCGTCTTATCTTCCTCATATCGATCACCCATCATTAGGTCGGCTTTCTCTTGTTCGGCGGCCAGTGAGATTTCCTCATCGGTAATCGTGGCAAATAACCCTGTAACGTCCGATTGCGCCTTCAATTCCTTAAGCGCGGTTTCGAGGCTAATTAAGCCATCGGCGTAAGAGTCCTTGATCGCGTTAACAAGAGAGGTTGCAAGTACCGCCTTATCGGTTTGGGTAACCTGCCACAAGCTCTTAAACTCAAAGGTCAAATCGTTTGAAGGCTTATCGCCCGATACGCTTTGATAGACGATGTTAAGAAGGCGTTTTACGGCACTACCCAACATCATGGTTTGAAGCTTCTTTACCGAATCGTAGTAATTGCGAATATCGCTTTCGCCAGTCGAGTTAAGCCCCGCAGGGGATTGCCCAAACAAGCGCACAAGTGGCACGCCTAAGCCCCCTGAAATCTGCTCGCCTAACTGCAAGAGAACTTCAGGGATACCAGTAAAGGTATAAGAGAAGGTCTGGAACTCGTCCTCGGTGTCGCCTACGGTAATGCCTTCGATGTTCTGAAACTGGCGGACGATATCCATTTGGTTCAAGAACCCCTTTCGGGCTTGCTCGTTAGTCAAGATCTGGCGCAACTGCTTAACCTTGTAATAACGTAAATAAGCCTTAGCGATTAATTGCACCGAGCCTTGTGTGGCTAGGTCAAAGCCCTTGATGTTGTTATAGATCGGCTCAAGTACACTCGCGCCCCAACCTTGATAAGCTCGGCGAATGTTGTACGGAACTTTTCGACCCTCTAAGCGGATTACACGGCTATAGTGAATCTTCTTATCGATATCGAGTTCAAGATCACTATTCACAACGTTGTAATAAATCGGTTCGCCGAAATGCTCGCCCAACTCTTGGACTGGTTCGGCTAATGAGATATCCAACTGCCAACGATCGAAAACGTACAACCCACGGAACGAGCCTTGAGGGATATAAGTAAGAGGCGTAGAGAGGTCTTGCCCATCGATCATGATCACGGCAATAGCTCCACCATAGAGGCGCGACCACTTAATAGCGTCATTAAGCTTCTCGAAAACACCGTACTCCGAAATAACGCGTTCCATCGCGTCAACGATTTCGGGGGCATCGTGCTTGATCGTAATGCCTTCGCGTGTCATATCTTCGGCGATCGTGTCCACGGCAACGCCACACAACCAAGAGGACTGATAAGCCCACTCTAATTCTTGACGGTTAAGGCTCGTAAACTGAGGGCGGTAATTTGTCGCGCTAAAGGTATTGAGCTGATCGCCCCCAATGCGCAAAAGAGGATTACTCACTCCGTCCGCCAACTTTCGCATATTGCGCGCCGTAGAGTTCGCTCGCACCTGTTGATTTCGTCTTGTCATAGGTTAGCCATCTGTTCCCAATAAATGTTTTCGGGGTTCGTTATGTAGCCGTCTAGGGCGTAGCGGATTGCGTCTATACAGTGATTGTGCTTGTCGACTAAGATCGGCAACACCTCGCCCGTTACCTTATCCACCTTGTACGAATAAAGTCGGAACTCGTCCGCCGTGTGCTTACATCGCGGATCGATAATGATCTCTTCAAACGACTTCAGATAGGCGATGCCGTCCTCGATTGAGCCTTGCCACTTCTTGGCCGCCGATATGTCGTAGCCGTGTCGATGGGCTAAGTAGCTAATCGTTTCGGGGCGCGCGCTATCCGCTTTAAGCGGCCACTTTCTCGATAGTGGAACGGTATCGAATAACGCTGGAATTTCGTCCAACTCAACGCCCGTGCCGTAGGCTTCATACTCGATATACAACTTGCGATCGATAATGAAACAACGGACTAACGCCGTTGGGTCTGTAGCAAAGCCCCAATCCGCGCCGAAGAACAATCGATTAGCCTGTGTCCACAAGTCCTCGGGGATAGGCTCGATCTTGTACTTACCCCTAAAGACCTGCGCTTGGCTTACCGTTAATGGGAAACCCTCCCACACGTGCAAGTACTTTTCGAAGTCGTGCTGCTTGTCGTACTCCATTTCCTTACGCAACACTTCAGGGAAATACGGATTTTCCGTATAGTTCACCTTCTGCACGTAAGCGTCAGGCGGTGGCGCGTCTAAGAACTTGTTCGTTGGATCGTCAACCGTTAAGGGGTTAAACGTTAACCAAAGCTCCGAAGAGGGCTTGCGGATCGTAGGAATAAGGACGTCCCACGATTTTTGAGAAACGCTAGAGGCTTCTTCGACCCAACAAATATCAATACCCTCTTTAGATCGAATGGAGTTCTCATTGCGCAATAAGCCCGAAAAAATGAACTTACTGCCTGTTCGCTCATTCACGATCTCGGCTTCTTTAAACGTGAAATGGTCGGATACCCCTAGCTTTTCCGCCATATCCTTCAAGATCTGATAACTAGAATCTCGAATGGAATTCTGTACCTCACGGCAACATAAAATACGAACGCACCCGTAATCTGCGATTAGCAGCAGCGCACGAGCAACAGCCCAGGACTTTCCAGAACCGCGACCGCCATAGAACACTTTGTAGCGGTGAGGCTTAAAAAGCTCTGAAAACAATTCGTTCATTTTTGTTTGCCTGAAAGTCGGTTTAACTCTGCATAAATTCCTACTAGACCCTGCGGCGCCTCGCCCTTTTGGGTTATCTCGGCTTTAAGCTCGGTTTTTTCCGTCCAACCACCTTGCGTCTTTAAGAAAAAGATTTGTGCCGTAACGTTCCCTGCCTTACATTGCTCAAAAAGAAGGTTTGACACTTGGGCAATACCTTTCGCCTTCCCCCTTTTTATAGCACCCTCAAAATCCTTAGATTCTCGTCTTCGGCTTTCTAAAGTTGAAAGTGATATTCCCAGAGCTTCGGCAATCTGTTGAAACGTTAGCCCGCGCGAGGCGAGGGTTTCTACCCTACGCAAATCTATTTGTATTTTTTGTCTAGGCATTCTTCGCTCCAGAAATCAATTACTCGGCGTCTTCGCCTTCTGGCAAAAGATATCTTTCTGGGATATCTACCTCAATTTCTCCACACCACTCTGCGGCCTTCTTTGGGTCGCCCTTTACAAACACGAGGACGTTCTGGTGTGTTTTGCACAGTTTTCTAGACCCGATAAACGGCTTCGAGCAACGAATTGCGGCCGTGGCAACTGCGTTAGCAAGTATCGCCTCGTTGTAATACTTAAGCCCTGAAGATCTAAACGCCTCAATGGTGTCCGCAACAAAGTTGTAATATCCGCCGTCCTTACTTCGGACTTCTCCAACAACAAAAACGGCAAAGCGATCTTCTTTTAGAAGTGAACACGCCTTCTTGATAATGTCGAAATAGGCTTCCTTGAACTCTGAGTATTCGAGCGTGGATAAGTCTTTGGGGTCGTCGCTATAGACCTCAAGATCAGCATACGGTGGGCAAGAAAAGACCAAGTCGGCGGATACGTCTTTGCACGTTTCACTAATAAAACGGCTGTCTCCGCATATGTATGCAGGCGGATAATCATCGTCTGAACATATTTCGGACACTTGCTTTTTGTTTTCTTCGACTTGCTCTTTTCGGAGTTCGCAACCGATATACTGTCGGTTTAACTTAGAGGCAATAACTCCTCTAACGCTTCCACCTGCAAATGGGTCTAAAACCGTAGCCCCCTCGTGGGTAAACCAACGGTAGACGAGTTCACACAAAACGGGGTCAAAAATACTTGTTGTGGATAGAGAACCATACTGATCAAACTTAATTAGGTTGTCTGAAAACGTTAGATTTTCGCTTCGCCCTAGTTCGCTTTTAATGCCGTAGGTATTAAGCCAAAACCGCTTTCGTTCCACCCAATCGCCAGCTCTAGAATTTAGAATTGAAAATGGGGGAAATAAAAATTTATCGCTTAATGCTCCGTTGGTTTTTGGTCGTCCGTAGTCCCCACCCTCATCATCAGGTTCTTCTCCGTTAAAAATTTCGTCTAGCTCGATTTCAGAAAAACCGATAGTTCCTAGGTCGAAATCCACTTCCTGTAGGCTTTCCAATTCCGCTTTGAGCATTTCTTCATCCCAACCAGAATTTAATGCCAGTTTGTTGTCGGCTAAGACTAAGGCTTGTTGCTGCGCTTTAGTAAGCCCCGTTAAAACAATGGATGGAATTTCGGCAATCCCTAACTTTCTGGCCGCCATAATTCTGCCGTGCCCTGCTATTACATTATTTTTTTCGTCTACGAGAATAGGGTTAGTCCAACCGAACTCGCGAATTGAACCTGCTAACTGGGCAATTTGTTCATCGCTATGCGTTCTTGCGTTTCTTACGTAGGGGATAAGGTCTTCTACGTTTTTATAGGTAACTTCGATTTTTTTGGTCATTTTTGCTGCCTGAGGTATACGGGGTCGCCCTCCATGTTGTTCGCTCCTTCCTTGCTCATCAAGGAAGCACACCCCAGCACAGACAGACAACAATGGAGAGCAACCCACAACAAAAAAGCCCGCTGATAAAATCAACGGGCTAAAAAAATTGAGGCAACATATATTTCCTGCCTATAAACAAAGTTTTCTTTTGCGTGGCCGCCGAGCCTAGACTTCAAACTTTGGCTATAGATTGATATATGATGCCTCGTACCATTACTTTCTCAATTGTTTCAGGCATGACAAACGCGCCATACGGCGCAATCATTTGTCATAAGGTCTGCTCTTATGAGAGGTAGCAATTGATACTCTCAAAACTACACACCTTTTTTGGATTTGTCAAATTTCGCCAAAAAATAATTCTTGACCCTCCAAAATACGGCTTAAGCGTTCCTTGGTGATTTTGATCGATTCGCGTCCTTGTCTTGTGGATAACCCACACTGACGGCACGCCGAAGGGAAACTTACCCACCACGTGATATAGACCATGTGCAAGAGTTTAAGCCCCTTCTTATCATCAACGCGGACTGAGGGTAAGGCGCATATTGCCTTGTCTATCCTCATCGCTTCGGCTTCGTCAATTTGGGTTCTTATCGCCGTAGGTGCCGCCCGATCATCTTCGCTGCTTGATCCTTTTCCGCCGTAAAGCTTTAAGCGGTTAAGCACGATCTGAATGTTAGAAACGCCTTTACGCGTCCTATGGTCATCGTATGCCCACCGCCCCCAATTCCCTAGAAGCCGTTCGATTTCGTCCATCGGATTAATCCCACTTCGTTAAAAAGCACTCCTCGCCAAAGCGATCTGCGCCGTTGTAATAATCTGGAGCGTTGGTGAGTTGCCACATCTGAACGTCCGCTAAAGAGACCGAAACCCAATAAAGAGGCAAATAAATGCGTGTAGCAGTGTATCGATACCCGAAGGCAATGACGTCAACGCTAAACGTTCCGCTCTCTTTTCTGCGCGCCTTCTGGTGGCGGTCAGCGCGCTTCTCGTATCGAAAACGAGCGTTCGGCTTTAAGGCAAAAAGGCAATGCTTACCCTCTTGCGGATAATTGCCCCCAAAGCCGTTCTCAGTGTGTTGCCATTTTTCATGGGTCGCATTAGACCCCTCGATTTCCTTGCTTTCCATCTGTTTAAGCTCCCTTCTTAATCAACTGTTTCAACCGTAACCACAACTCTAGGCGTTTCGCCGTAAAGCTTATTTGCCCGAATGTCGCACACCAAAGAATCATCGGTAAATAACGCCTTGTTCATGCCGTCCATCACCGATTTAACGAGGTTATCCAAATCGGGTTTTTTGCTATGCGCGACACCTACCGCCTCTCGTTTTTTCTTGCTACTCCATGACTGTGGGATAGGCATGTAGACCGTAATAAAGACCTTCACTGGCGAAGAAATAAGTCCTGGACTTTGTGTTTCGCTCAAGGCTTTTTCCGCTTGCCTATGAACGAGTTTTTCGTAGTCCGTTGTTTTCTTCGGCGTGTACACACTCCCAAACCGAGTAAACCTAGGACGCCCTTTAGGTACTACCGCGCCCAAAACCTCAAAAGATAAGATCACGCTTAGCCTCTCTTTTTTGGTTTCCACTCGTCATAAGGTCTGACTTTCGGGTTCGAGTACATAAGCGCAAAAAGGCGATTTCCACCCTCTTTTCTCCCTGCGTAATATTCCCGTTGTTCCTCTTCGCTATACGAGGCGATAAGGTCGTTTTGCTCGATGGTGATCACGCAAGTTTCGCGGCCGTCCGTGTAGCCCTCGACCCAACGCTTGGACTTATTAGAAATCGCGATATCGTCCTTCTCGTCCCACGGATAAATAAAATCTTTCAATGCATCACCTCAGAAAAAAGCCGCAATAACGCAAACCGCAATAACAAACCAGTGAACTATGTCGTCCGCGTCCTTGTCGCGATAGCTTGCTAATAGCAACGTGCCAGCGATTACGGCAATACCAACGCATAGTGCCGTTCGTAATCCGTCCAATTTTCACTCCTCAAAAATTAAGCCCTATAGAGGGGGCGACAAAAGCAACAAAACCCCCTCTCTAGGTCTCGTTAAAAAATCGCCTGTAGCATGGTTTAAAACACCACAGTCGCGTCCGTTATCGTTCCTTGATAAATCAGTCGAGCCTGTGTCTTAAGTCGTCTATACGAGCTTTAGCCCTCTCAACGTCTTCGAAGACTGCGGATACGTTGCTTTTCCTGTTCTCCCTCATAAATGCGCTTTTTGAGTTCATCAATAGCGGTTAGGGATACTACGCTCGATGTCTTCGCGTTCTTCTTCATCTAAATACTCCACAAGTTCCGAAAGTAAGAATTCAACGTCCCCCAAGAAGTCGAGGCTTTTCGCCTTTTCCTCGTCCGTGAGGGTATGCCCTGTATTCGTCTTTTCCGCCTTGATTTCCTTGATCGCCTCTTGAACATCGTCATAGGCAACCGCCACGTCATCGGCGTTCGGGTTATCTCCGCAGCGAATATCCTTGATCACGCATTCGCCGTACTCGGTCTTTTCGACCAAAAAGGCGAGGCATTTTTGATTGTCGGCGACCAAGGACTTAAACGCCCAAAAGTTATTAATCCGATCATCGTATTTATCCATCACAAGCCTCCCACGGTCTAAACAAAGAGTTCATCTAATGGGATAGCGTCCGCTCGCTTGGTGCCTCGGTAATCGCCCCACGTGAACGATAGAGGGTAGAAAAGGGTTTGTGCGCGGCTTTCCAAAGCACCGCCGAAGTACTCAGAAAGCCCCTTAATCCCTAAGTTTGTGATTAAAATAGTGGGGTAACCTTTTCTAGCCCGTTCGTCTAAAAGCTCGAGCAATTGGTTACGCTCAAAGTCGCTACCTGTCGTTCTGCCGATTTCATCAACCACGAGAAGAGGGCAGTTCGACAGGTGCGCATTCAATGCGTTAGGGTCGAGGTTAGCGTTAGGACGGTAGAGGTTGAACAACGTCAACGCAGTAACGCAAAACGGCTCAAAGCCCTGCGTCTTCACTTCATTCACGATCGCGCTAGCTAGGTGCGATTTCCCTGTGCCGTACTTACCGCACATGAGAAGCCCAAGCTTCCGCTCTTCGGGCTTTTTTTCGATCATGCGCCGCTTAAAGGTGGTGGCGAAGCGTTGGGCGACCAAAAGGGCTTTTGCCTGTTCCTTGGTGCCGCCGACCGTGTAGTTGGCGAAGGTCTTACCCTCTTCGTATGGGCTAGGCAACGGACGGTTTAAGAAATCGATTAAACGCTTAGAGTTGGCATGAAAACGAACCATTGCGGCCAGTTCGACTTCCTTTTTTGCCTTTTCCTTTTCTTCGCGGATCTTTGCGCATTCAGGGCATTCAGCCGTAGAAACGTCCGAACCGTTCTTAACCCAAACCTTTTGTTCGCCGTGCTGAGGGCAAACGAGGGTTTCGATATGTTGGGTTGCCAGTCGTTCTTTACGCTCCGCGATCTGACCTTTGATAATGTTGACCTGAATTGCACGTAGAGTAGGCAAGGTCGTAAAAAATCCGTCAACTTCAATGCCTAAAGCGTGCGCTTCTTCAACTAACTCTTCCAAATCTTGAGAAGTCATAGCTATCGCTTTCGCAATCTGCGCCGTATTGGGTGCGGCCGTGGTTGTGTAGTTTAGTGTTGTCATATTTACCCTCCAGGGTTTTTAAAAAGTTAGAGGCTTTTAATAGCCAGTCGAAGTCGGCTCTCCATTCGGTTTTTTTGCCAGTAAGGAAATCTGATTCCTTAACCTTCTTGAAGAACTCCGTAAAGTGTTTAATTCCTTCCGCTTGGTTGGTTATGCCTAACCGCTTTATCTCATCGTTCCAGCGAGCCCTCATTGTTTTCTTTCGGGTTTCACTAAGACGAGTTACAGCTGGAAGCTCTGGGAGCGTTTCGTTAAACGCCTGCTTAATCATTTCGTAAGGGCATATATCGGTTGCGTTCCCTAAACCTAAATCCCCAGGTACCTTATTGGTACGAGAACTATATAAGTCTGGAGTCTGGAGTCTGGAGTCTGGAGTCTGGTAATGCATTGCATTTGCATTGCTATTGCATTCGTTTTGCATTGCGTTTGCATTACTATTGCTATCCGTTTGCTCGCCATTTTGTGGGCTGTTATTTCCGCTCTCTCCCTTGTCTCCGTTATTCCATCTGGCATTCGCTGCCGCCCTTCTCTTGTCCGATTTTTCTGTGGCGTGCGCTATTTCTTTATCGCAACGCTTATGGTGATAGCAACCGTTATTTAAGGTGAAAAACGTGCTTAAAACGTAATTCAATGCATCGAGTTCATCTGGTGCATATCCATTTGCAATGCGTTTGCATTCCACTTGCATAATCGGTCGTTCTTCGCTGTAATAGCGAATTAGAAGTTCAAGGTAAATTGCCTTTTCTACCTTAGTAAGTAAGGATGTGCCAGAAAGCCAATCTCCTATGTGAAACTGAAAGAAATTCATATCTTCGCCTCACTAACTGTTAGGCCGCAAAAATGCTTGTACATCGTTTCCCAAGATGTGTTCGTTTTCGCGGAACTTTTCGCTTAAGTAAAAAACGTATCCTCGAGGGATACCGTTCTTTTTCCACTGAGAAACGGAGGACATAGAACACGAGAAGATTTCAGAAACTCGCTTCGTTCCGCCGAGGCTTTCAATTAACTTTTTAGAGGTTTCGGGGGTTAGCCGTTTTAACATACAGAACTCCAAAGAATGTTTAGTTAATTATACTTTATTTTACTTAATTTATCTAGAGTTGTACAGTAAGTCCGTTTGTTCTATGATGACTTTAGTTTTCTTAATAGCGTAAAAAGGAGAATCCGCTATGATGACTTTCCCCGATAGGATTAAAGAAGCCTTCTTATCAGCAAAAAACAAAAATCCTCGCGTTACAAAGAAGGGGTTAGCCGACTTTTGCGGAGTTAGCCAGAGCGCGGTTTCTTCTTGGTTTTCTGGTTCTAGTAAATCTATTTCGCCAGAAAATTCGCGGAAAGCAGCAGAGTATTTAATGGTTTCAGAAACTTGGCTTGTAAACGGTTTTGGAGATATTGACGGGAAAAACGTTGTCGTAGTGGACGACTCAGACCCCGATAACGACCAATACGTCGGGATTTCAGAAAGTAGGATCGCTTTCCAGGGCGGTGATGGCTTTGAGGCAGATAGTCTATTCTACGAAGAAATAGAGGAATCATCTATTGCCTACTACAAGCGTTCATTTTTTACTAAGAAGCACGTAAACCCAGATAAGTGCAAACGGTTTAGGGTAACTGGCGAATCGATGGAGCCGCTTCTTTGGGACGGCGATGTGATCTTGGTAGATTGCGCCCAAACGGAAATCCTCAGCGGTAAGGTTTACGCCTTCGCGCTAGAAGGCAAGCTACGCGTTAAAATCCTTCATCAAAAACTTACTGGCGGAATAGTCGTTAAATCCGCCAACCCCGATTATCAAGATGAAACACTAACCGATAGCGACTTAGACACGTTTAGATTAATAGGCCGCGTCATAGATAGATCTGGGGGAGATTTCCTCTAATCAGCGAGAACCACACTAGTTAGCCCGTCATTTTGACGGGCTTTTTTATTGCTTTTGATCTTGATCAAAATTTAGCAGATTTAACTCGCCACTTAACCTCATTTTACATTTCCCACTTAATTTTGCTTAATTTTTGCGGTATACTGAACATCAATGAAGTTTAGTAAAACTTACTTTATAACGCTTTGAATGAGGTTTAACCCTACATTTTTGCAAACGTAAAACCACGGCGCCGCCCCTAGTTAACTAAGGGCGAAGATCTGGATAGATACGAGCGATAACGGCTTAACGATTCCAGATAGACCGCTAAGACCCACACGTGGCAATGTGGCGAGTGCGAGAGAAGCCCCACGACCTGACGGGGCTAAGTCATAGGATACCTTTCGTGGTCTAGCTAGGGGTTGCCCTAGTCCTATGGCGAAAGGGTCAATTTAAGCCCTTGGGTAACGCTGAGGGCTTATGTGGATTCTTTCATTAACCAAAAGGAGTTTTGCAATGGAAGTATTAAACAGGGTAGAAATGGCTCTTAATGATATTCGCAGTTTAGCGAATGTTATAGAGCAAACTGGCGACGACCTAGAGTCAATGATAGACGCCCTTGACAGCATTAAGCGATCTATGGACGGCGATGTTGAAGATGAAAAATTATCCTCCGCATTAGATAGTCTCCGCACGAAGGTTAGCAGCGCAGTTTTAGAACTTAACGACCTAGAGTTAAACCTTACTTCGCATATCACCAAGGTTGAAAACGCTATGGGTGGCGAATACGAGGCTAACGGCGAAATCGTTATCAAGGTTTTACTGCCTGGGTACAAAAATGAATAAGCCGTTTCCCAACTTAGACTTCGTGAGGCTTGTCATGAAGGATTTAAGAAAAACGAAGTATCGCTTTCTAATCATTACCGCGTTCCTTAAGGTAGCTAGAGATCAGCTAGAGGCGCACGGCGATGAATATAAAGATAATGAGGCGTTTATGTACCTGATCAATAACCTTCGAGATTCTGACTGGAACACGGCAGAGATTCTTGAAAAAATGGGAACCCTTGACGAAAAATTGCTCTTCGTTATGGAAAACGTAGATTTCGTTGTTAACTCATCAAATTAGGTTAGAGCCCTGCCTTGTGTGGGGCTTTGCTTTACAAGGCGGTTGATTATGGGTAACGTGGACAAGACGTGGTCGAGCTTGGCGTTGGACTATCCTGAATGCATACAAAAAAGCCGTGGTAATGAACCACGGCTACCCTGTGGTCGGCGATCTTAGAGATCGCTTAAACGTTAATTCGGGAACACAGGTATACGGCACTTTCGCCCGCAACTAAAAAATAACACGGTGGGAGATGTGTAGTCAAGCTTAAGTTAGCATTGGTAGTAACTAGATGCTCTTTACAAAGGAGCTGGATTATGGGTATACTAGCAGTGCCGTATGAAAAAGATACGGTCGGGTTTAGCATCCCGGCAGATGGCGATCAGTCGCTCCCTACTCTGTGGAGCATTTTTATTTCCTGATCATAAAGGGTCTTAAACCGTTTAAGACCCTTGCAATACTCCGTTTATGGCGGGGCTTGCGTGCTCCTTAATGGAGACCGCGACCATTCTGGCGGTATGCTAACTCGCAATGCCCCTGCCACCATCATTAGCAGATGGTTCAGGGTTTCAAGCCATTCAGAATGGAGTCATTGTAATGACTAATCTATCTACTTTCGAGTTCACTAAGAGTAAAACGGTTCGTGTCCTACCTAAAAATGGAGAGCCGTGGTTCGTCGCTAAAGATTTAGCCACTTGCCTAGACTACTCAAAATCCTCCATCACTCAAGTTACAAACTTATTCGCCATCGTTCCCAAACAATGGAAACATATTGAAGAGGTTTCAACTTCTGGTGGGAAACAAAAACTTTTGCTAATTAGTGAACAAGGCATGTATTTCTTCGTATGCCGTTCAGACAAACCTAAAGCCTTACCATTCCAGATGTGGTTAGCTGGTGAAGTTCTCCCCTCGATCCGCAAGACTGGAAGCTACACAATGCCGTCTGACACCATCGACGTCACGC